ATATAGATAATGCTCCAGATACCTATATCGGTTCTTCTTCTATAGAAGGTCAAGGTTTGTTTGCTTCTAAAGAGTTTAAAGAAGGAGATATTATCTTAGACTATAGACCCTGGAAAGAAACATTTAAAAAAATAGAATGGAGATTTTTAAATCAATATCAAATAGATCATAATTGGTTTATTCCTATAGATGATGACTATTGTTTAACATCTGATCTTTCATCGAAAATCTATTACATTAATCATTCTAAAGAGCCAAACGGTAACTGGCTTATAAAAGATTTTCTTATAATAGCTAATAAAGATATAAAGAAAGACGAAGAAATAACTATTGATTATCGTCTGGAATATCGTCCTACAAGAAAATGTTGGCCTGTTTGGATCTAACATAGATAAATAAAACATAATGAGTAATCGTCCAGATCCTAGACAATACCTTAGAGGTTTTAAAGAGCCGTATGTCAGGCCCGTCACCCCGCCCATGCATACCCCTCCTGCTCCCTTGGCCGAACAGCAATACATAGGTGGTATGCAGCAATGGGAGAGAAGAAGTGTTTTAGGTAATAATATACCTGATCATATTAATCAGATGGCTTTACTCGATGAACGTATTGAGTTAGAGCGTAGGGAAAGAGAGCGTTTAGAACAAGAGCGTATCGGTAAGGAAATGCATTTCATGGTTGAATCTATGGTAGAGACAGCAACTGGTGGCGCTTCAACTGGTGATGGAGGCGGCCCTGCTATAAAGAAATCTTCTAACTACACATGGGTAAGTACACAAGGTTTAGCTTGGTATAATAACGTATTAGCAGCTGGAGCTTCTATATCTAATGCTAATCAAGCAGCATTTGATACAGCGTTTCAAGCTCTTTACAACCCCATATACGGAAATTCAAGTAATAGTACTCTAGCATCTTTTATGCAATCCTCTGCATTTCTTATAGGTTTTAGTGATGGAACAGGAGGAGCCGGATCAGCTTATAAGGGATGTTTTGTTCCTATAGCAGGTACACCTGTTAATCAGGGATTTAGCTCCGCAGATTTTTCAAGACTATCAGGATTAACAGGTGACGGTACAAGTAAGTATATTGACTCTGGAGCTTTCAACGACAGTATAAGTTCTAAACATCTATTTGTTTATTATTCAGCTCTTCCTACAGTTGGAAGCTATTTAATTGGATCGGGAACTACCTCACCAACAAATGCTTGGATTTCAGCAACAAGTTTAAACTTAAATGAAAATTCAACTGTAAATACAACCGCTCAGCCTGCCCCAGCCTGTGCGAGTGCAAATAGATTTAGTAATGCTCAATTAAGAAGATATAGTAATGTGGGAGGCGGTGGAACAGCTACTCTTGTAGGAGGTGTAACTTCAGGTACTGTAAATAATGCTGGTATAACAGTATTCGGCGCAGGATCTGGAACACTTTCTAACACTTCATTAGTATTTTATTCCGTTGGAACATCTTTTTCTTCTACTTCATCTGAATTGCCAACACTTGCTGGTATTATAAATACTCTTCGTACCTCCCTTACCTAAGGCCATTACCGGTAGAAGATCAGCGATTGTTTTACCAACCTATAAACTGTCTTCTACCGGCCTAGTATCTTTTGATTCTGATACTAGTTAATGTTGTACGCCTCAGATTTTGAACGCTTCCCTCCGAAATTCATTTGTGCTAATTATGGCCGGGCCGCGGGCAAAAGCAAGTAAAATATTCGGCCGAAGGCCCCAAAACCCGAACGTAGCTTTCTCATTTTATATTGTTTATAATCTTTAATAAGATACTATTAAATTCTTTTTGATGTTCTAAATCGATCTGTAAAAGCTCTATAGTCTTCTCTAGACTATCTAATCGTTCTAATAGAGGTAAGAGAGGTGAAGGCTCTTCTACTACAATCTCCTCTACTATAGGCTGCTCTATTCTTACCCCACTCTTGAGAGCTGTTGTTGTGGTGTTAGACATTCTTTACACAATTATTAACGATCTTGCCAGAGGGCAACTTCTTTGTACCCTTCTTCTTATAGCCTTTCCAGCAATGCATTTGCTTTTCGTTTATAGGCTTTACTTCTTTAACATCTGAATCTTTAAACTTATTATAGTCTGATTTCCTTAATCTGTTAGCCTTTAATAGTCTTCCAAATACATTACGTCTGGCCTGATCTTTATCTCTGGCGGTTGTCTTCTCGCTTACCCCCAGGCCATAATGACTAACACGATAAATCTTGCTACCGTCTTCTATAGCTTCATTTAACAATGAATTAATAATACTTTGTATAGCCTGTTTATCTTCTAAGTTTTTGGCAAATCGTATAAGACCTTTTAAGTGTTCTAGAGCCTTAGCTTTATTAATCTTTCTATCCCTAAGCTTGTCAGCTACCCCTTGGGCCATGACAAGTAAGGATCCTTCATTAAGAATAGCTTCATTTACGTCTAAGATATCTGACCAGGTCTCTTTAGCCGATCCGGTTAGACCCTTTTTAAGGAAATGATTCTTAACAACCTTGGCCGGGATTATATGATAGTCACCTTGACTCCTACCATCCCTAGTAGCAACGATATACCAGGCAGGATCTTCTTGATTAAAGTTCTTACCAAGGCTATGTATATTAGCCCCGTGCCATTCATCGGCAATGTGAGCCCCGTAGCATTCATCTGTATCTATAGCTTCTACAACATCTGGATCTACTATAGTGCCGAATTGACGCTTACCCTCTTCGTCTTTAAACTCTATCGGTTCTCCAAAGTAGCTTTTAGATTCCAGGAGAACCTCTTTAACTAAGCTATCAAAGTTCATGACTGCTTTATCTTCTGTCCCTTTTCTATAAACCAATCACCGAACTTATCCTTACCTAATTCAGTTACCATATGTGGTTTATTTCTTAATATATTAACTATAGTCTCTAGACTATCGGCAAGTTCATTATAGAAGTTATCCGAGGTAGGGGTAGGTGAAGGATTATTCTTTACAACCTTCTTATAGGCTTCACTTAATGTCATATAGTTTATTTAAGGAAAAAGCCGGTCCCAATTAAGAGACCGGCTAGGCTTCCCAAGCACTCGTTCGCAATGAAGTGTTACCAATCCGAGGTATATCTCTTTCGTACCTCTTCCTTCCTATCTCGTTCTAATTTAAACAATGGATCGGAGTCTACAATGGCTACCAAGACCCAGAAGGCTAGACAGTTCCAAAAATTGTATTCAATGTGGGTATGAAACAGATAATTGACTGCCCAGATACCGAGCCAGATATCCATGGCACGATAGATAATGTAATAGATCCCGGCTGACATATCAGTGATTAGTACGGAGGATATCGATAGTGCTAAAGAGGAACAATAGGAAGCTATTGATCATATATAGGAGATAGAGCCACATCGGGATGGAGATACTTTCGTTAAGTTTTTTAAACATAAGGGTTGTTTTGGTTAGAGGTTATATTAAAAAGAATTGCCCAGCTGGTTGATCAAACCACTATCCTATCAAGTATGTGTTCAAGGATTGGACCGTGTACTTTGGTACTGGGCGTTTTCTTTTTCTCTTTTACTCTCTGCTCTTTATTCCGACTTGAGACGGTCATCGAGGGCTTTCTTTGTTCCCTCCGATGGTGGCATTACTAAGAGAAGGTGAGTTGTTCTGAAGCTTACAGTATGTTCCTTTGTATAGTTATCATACCCGTCCCAGATTAAACCACTGAGGAGTATGGTTATGCAAAGGAGTCCTATCCGCTTCATACCATTAATATAGTATAAAGAATATGAACCGGCAACTTAAAACTCAGAATTTATTAATTCTTCTTCTCTTTCTTCCCTCTTCCAATCATTGAAGTCTTCCATATTGAACGTACCAGACCTATTAACTCTATTACGAATATCCTCGTGCTCGTGTTCCCTTAGCTCGTACTTAAAGTACTCCAGAGGATGGGCTATAGGATCAATACCAGAAGCTTCATGCTCTATATCAAAGTCCTTTGGATGACCTTTAAAGAAGGCTTTAATAGCTAAAAGAACATCATCTGGTATATGCTTTAGATTAACCTGGACATGGTCAATCTGTTGTTCTTCTATATCCTCTTTTAAGATACTTCTTACCAGGTCATCAAATATCATATTAAACCTTAGGAGTTAATTGTCCACAATTTGGACAAACGCTTGAATCAGCTACACCATCATCATCTTCCTCTACCCCAGCTACAGATTCATTAGCTAGCTTCTGGGTGTACTTCATGAGCTTGGCCATGAGCTTCTTCTTCTCAGAAGGATTCTTACACTTCTTGATCTCAGCCTTTAAGGCAGCGATAACGTGAATATCCTTTCCCTTTTCTTCCTTGGATTCGTTAATTGAATAGATTCTATTTCCGTATGAGTAGTATGACATATCCTTTATTTATTCTAATACAATAGGTTTATTATTAGAATCATAGAACTCATAGTCTTTATACTCAACGTACTCGATAGGATTAATACCTTCTAGGTAGAGCTTGTCACCACTCGTATGAGGGTTGACATACCTTCTTCCGTCTCTTATAATAGGAGAAGCATTACAAATGAACCCAAGCTTACAGGCGAGCCTTAGAAGGCTCTTATCCTTCCCAGTCCTGGATACCTTCTTATGGGCGGACTCTGTACTCTTCCTCTGGTTTCTAAGCCGCTTCTTTAGAACATCTAGCTCGTTCATTAGATGGTCTTTAGCCAATTCTGAATGCTTTCTGTATAGCACCTAGCTTGGAAGCCTCTACCGAGCTTGGACTCATACTCAAGGCCTAGATCGTTACAGATCGTACCTAGAAGGGATAGACCATAGATACCTTCGCACTCCTCTACTACATTACCATTATTATCAAAGATGGTAGACTTATAGTCCTTCTTATTAGACTTCTGAACCTTAATGAATCGCTCCTTAATAGCTCTAGGAAAGCTCTTCAGCACTGTTGGCTTCCAAATTGTATGACCATCATTGCCGATTGTCTCTAGAAGCTTCTTAATCTTTGGCTTCATCGAAGCATCAAATCGTACGATCTCTTTCTTCTTGGTCGGGTTCTTTTGTTTCATGCTATCATTATAAGGGCTAGAAAAGGAAACGGCAAGAGTATTTCAAATAGGTTTCCAAACCATAACAGCATCCGTTTTTACCTCCCTATCTCTCTTTTCGAACTCCGATAGGGTATCCTATTTAAAATGAAAGTATCCGGTTTCGTCGTACTCCGGTAAACGCGTCTGACTTGCTATAGTATGCGGGTTTAACCATCCCAGCATTCAGATCTCAGGTTAAAGTATTAACGATCTAGTCCAAGGATAAGAACAATAAGGAGGGCTAGAATAATTGCCCAGGTAGGCAATACTAGAACAAGGAAGATGATAGCCAGTATCTTAAAGAACGTATCCATAGTTACATTGTCTTGATTGTAAAATAAACAAAGCCAACGGCTAGTACTATATAGAGGGCGGTGATCATTTACGCTTCTTCCCAGCGTCCGATCGCTGCTTCCTAGAGGGCATACCGCAAGCACGCCTGGTGGCAGCATGCTGTTTAGCATATACGTTACCCTTTACAATGAAGTTCTTTGTTGTAGCCATATATAGAATTATAGATTCTCCTTAATCAATTGCAAGCCGAGAAGAAACTCATTGTAGTTCCACTTACGCATCTCCGTGATACCAGACACTTGATCCTTCTCAAACCAATTGTGGAATTTGGAATCCATTCCTTGAATACGCTTCATGATGTACGCTTCAATGGCTTCGGCTTCAATCCTGGAGTACCTCCTCCTAGTACTAGCCATGATCTTAATGTCCGGGAAGTACTTCTTAATAGGATAGGCTTCATCGACTCGATCATAGGTCAATCGGTCCATAGCGTCTGAAGAGCTAGTAATACCGACCTTTAGAACGCATTTCGGATTACCCTCCGGACGCTTTAGCTTAGCCAGATAGACCTTATAAAGATCGCTCATTAGGAGATCCTTGTTACAAATGTTCCGTAATCGGTGATGTAGTAGTCGTAGTAGAAGCCTTCATCCCTGAGCTTTTCTAGCATCTGACCCGACGGAGGAGTCATCGTATTGAGCATAAAGCCCTTTCCAATTGCTGTAGACCTCCAAGGATAGGTAGTAGTATTGAACGGACGTCCAGGCTTACGACGACCTTTGACCTTATTGGATTTGACTTTGTTGTACATGGTTGTTGTTTGGTTGTGTTGTTTATTTGATTTCTTCGACGGTTACTTTGAACTTCTGTTCGGCTGTATTCCATTGTCCGGACTTCAGAACGAACTCCGTCTTTGATTCATTAGAAGCTACAGTAGAGACTGAAGCCCATCCGACATCAAAGTCGGTAATAGAATCAATGATGGATTCAGTAATTTGATCCTTGGTCAGGACGGTTGGTTCTTTCTTATTTTTCATACAATCAGTATAAAGGATCCTCCTAGGAACGGCAAGCTCTATTGCTCGGGCCTATACAGGTGAAACTCATAGTTTTTAATCATACCGTTGGAGTTCATACGATGGAGCCAATTACCATGGGTTGTATCCATCATGGACATAAAGAGCAATGATGGCTTCCGCTCTTCATAGCCTAGAAGGCGAAGGAAGAAGGTATAAGGATTATTCAGAAATGACTTCATAGGATAGGTGGTTAATACCGCATTCGTAGGCGTCGGCAATGGCTTGGGCGAGATCTTCTTCGAGGTTACAGCTGTCAGGGAAGTCAAATTCAATTGAAACAGGTAGCTCGGCTAGAAGGTCCTCATCGGAGGTATCCCAATATATATCGGTTACTTTGATCTTGTTGGTTAGCTCAGGCATAGAGTTCTTCGAGTTTGGCGCTATTGCAGACTTTCTGAATGTTCTTCATCTTGACTTCATCAAGCTCCTCTTGAACGGACTCGTAGGAGTTATTGATAGACTCCTGAAGAGTCCTAAAGCCCTTATTAAAGCCCTTTACCTCCCAATCAAGGATAGCTTGAATGCATCCTAGGGCGTAGCTATGTTTGAAGTCTCCATTACCTTTCAAGGTTTGAAGCTCACATATCAGGTTGACCAGCTCGTGGACTTGTCTATCGGTGGTGTTCTTATTTTTCATACGATCAGTATAAGGGAATCAGAAGGAAAGTTCAAGCTTAGAATTCTGCTGCGTATTCGTTGTCCTTAAGGCCTTGAGAGTATTCTCTTTCGAGCTTTTGAGTTCCGTCTTTAATCCAATCCTCCTTGATCATCTTGTGCTTAAGCATCTCAGTCACGACCTGGACAACGTTTGAATGATCAACCTTCTTCCAGCGGAGCCGCTCTCCGAACTCTTCAATGAACTGTACAATCTCTTCGTTCTTATTTTTCATACGTTCAGTATATAGGAAGGCAAAAGGAACTGCAAGTCTAGATTTGGGGACCTAGACCCTTATCGTCTAGGTCCCCGTGGTGGTGGCTTCTTGGCAGAATTATGCCGTGGCAGCCTCGGCCTCCAAGGCCTTGGCAGCCGCACGGGCAGCGATAGCAGCCTTAGAGCGGCTCGGACGAACGCGCTTCTTCGCCGTCTGGACCTCCTCTCGAACCTCCTGGATCTTCTCATCGAGGGTCTGCTTCGCCTTCTCCTTGACCTTCATTCCACGACCGACGAAGGTGGTCAGAAGCTCTCGGATTCCCCCGGCCTTCTCGATCTTGTTCTTGAGGTTGGTACCGAAAGCCGTATAAGCGACTCCGGAAACGTTGCACTCGATGACCGGGGAGGGCAAGGAGTTGTAGGTCTCGAAGTAGCTCTCGAGATAATCAATGACTTCGACGGGTACTGCGTTGGTGTTGTTTGACATGGTGTTGTTGGTGTTGGGTTGGTTGTTGTTACTGCCGGTTGAAGATTTCTTATTTTTCATACATTCATTGTATCGGAACCTTGGAGGAACCGCAAGCAGGAAATGCTAGTCTTGAAGATCAATGATAGAATCAATGATTGCATCCATGCGCTCGTCCTGGGAATCCTCGACAGCAGCGAAAAAATACTCTTCATAGTGGGCTTCCACTTCTGTTCTCGTTACATCGACTCCTTGATCTTTCAAGGCTTCAAGAACGTCGTTGATTTCTTCTTCGGATATATGAATTTCAATTTTCATGCTTTCATTATGGCGGGAAGTTCCGGAACCGGCAAATAGAAAATCTTTTTGGAATTCTTTTTCCTTTCCTATTGCCGGTTCCGGTTGGAGCCTATAGAATGAATAGACAATCAAGGAAGGGTCGTAGAGCAGGGACCAGGTTTAAAAACAGCTCGAAGGGGAGGTCAATCTCTGCTACGTTTGTTAGCCGGGGGTGTCCGGATGTACTAACATCAGAAAATGAAGTTAAGTGGCCCTCGAAGAGGACATTAGTAGAACTCACAGAATTTCCTGCTTGCTAACATTGAGCGTTTCCTGTAGTATAAAAGAATCAAATGAACCAACTAGATGATATAAGATCAAAGATTATAACATCGAGAAGTACGGAGAGAAACCCCGAGAGAAAAACAGAGAGAAAAAGCTGGTAAAACCCGGCGAGAGAAAATACACTATTTTTATGCTACATTACATAACATCAAATAAAGAGGAAATCATAGCTGTGGTCTGTTACTTTATTGCGGTATACTTGGTGTTTCACTTCCTGGCTAAAGCTACCCAGAGGAGAGAGAAAAACTAGTAAGAGGAGAGAGAAAATCGTCTAGTAAAAGCCCTAGCTAGCACCCCGGCTCCATCGGGTGTCTATGTTAACCGGAAGCCGTGAAACACTTAGATAGGCAAAATCATTAAGACCATAGGAGAATCCTTCTTTATAGTACTAGTAGTGCAGAGAAGGGAGCTTTTAATGTTTGATAGAGAGAAAAAAGAAGATTTCGCCTAGATGACTTAAGCAAAAGAAAACCCGGCCATTAAAAGCCGGGAGATCTTATAGGTTTATTAGAATATTGAGATTTGCCTAGATAGGCTATTATCTATTAATATACTGGCTTAAACGCTCTTTGAATTGTTCGGTAAACTTACCTACAAAGCTATCTAAAGCTTTATTAGCACCCTGTAAACCGCTATTCTTTGCAATCTTTGCTAATTCATTAACATCTAAAACAACTGTATAAACATCTGTCTTTGAATCAGCGCTATTCTTAAAATTAACTTCAATAAATGTCTTCATATTCCTTTTATTTAGCTTGCTTTTTCCTCTAAAGCAACTATTCTTTTCTATATCCTACTATTTCTATGTATTCTTTCATCTTTCTTTCTCTTTTCTTTGATTTAACTTAAATACTATCAATATGTTAGGTCTACTTTCCCTTCTCTTTTTTGTTTTCCTCTATTTTACTAAATCCTACACAAATCTCTTAGATTTCCTGGATTTTCTTCTATATTTCGCCTTTTTTTCCCTATTTTTCATCATTTTTCCTCTACCGTTCTTTCTTTTAGCTTGTCTATTCCTCTTCTTTTTCTTATAATCTCTTGATGATTAGAAAAGATCATTCCATTACTGTTAAAGGTATTGAATGTGTTAATTCATTAGGTACTTGGTATAACATTACCCTAGATGACTTTCCTTATCTCTTTAGAGTTGTTTCTGACTCTAACTATGGTCTTTATGATATTAATATGTTAGCTATGATGTCTTATGTCTCTTTAGATGAACGTATCTATAAGACTATTAAACATTGGGAACTTGTAAATGGTCTTAAAGGTGATGCTATAAATACCTGGGAGGATATCTTATCTTAAATACCTAATATGAACTTTAAGCATTTCTATAATGAATCTGTAGTAGACGATCTCGGTAAGATTGGATCTATTCGTTCTATGACCGAAGATGAGTTAATCAAAATAGGAATGCAATTTGAAGGTGAACCTATATCTGATACTTTAGATTACAATAAGGGCTGGGTTGTTACTACTAAAAGCGGTGGTCATGTAAGCTATATCGTTTCCTATCTACCAAGGAAGAATAATGATTGTATAGGATATTCTTTTTATAAGGTTGAAGCATCTCCTAAGTTCTATATAAGCGGGGAGGTTCATAAAGATTCTAAGACTGGTGAAGCTATTAAACAGTTTGACTTGATCAATGGACTTAAGGGCGATGCTAAAGATACCTGGAATGATATTTTAGAAGAGGAATTTGGAAATTATTACAAAGTACTAAGAAGGGCTACGGATGAGGAGATTAATAACTACTTAAAACGTGGTTATACTTTACCGGAACATTTAAAAGGTGCTTGGTTAATGCATATTATTGAAGGTACTGAGGATAGAAACAATCTTGTTTTATACATTCCTAACAGAGGTGATTTTCCTTATGTTCTTTATATGCCAGATGAATACATCTTTGATGGTTCAGTTAAGGAAGATAGTCCAGTAGCTAAAGCCATTGAGCATTTCGAATTAACTTCTGGAATTTCCGATCAAGCCAAAGATACCTGGTCTGACATCTTAGAATTTGAACAAATTGTATTAGAAGCTATAGAACCTTTATGGCATGTTCGTTATGCCTCACCAAAGCAGGTTAAGAAACTCATGGATAGAAGAAAACAAGGTGGGCTTCTTGATTTTACTAAAGTCTGGGTAGTTACAACCAAAAGTAATGGCGTGAGTGGGTTGTTTGTTAAGTCTAAGGAAAAGAAAGACACCATTGAGATGTTTAACCCTGGGAACTATGATTGGTACGGGTCAATGTACCCGGGTTATGACATTTATGATACTATTATGCATTGGGAACTAACCCAAGGGCTTAAAGGTTCTGCTAAAGATACTTGGGAGGATGTTTTAGAATCCAAAGATAAAGAACGCTACAAACTAAAAGTAACCTATCAGGATGGTTCCTCACAATTCTTTAAAGAAGGAGATACTTTAGAAGGTGTTTATGATAGTGAAGACATTATAATTGATGAAATTGACAAAAAGGAAAACTCTATAACTGTTTCCGATCATAAAGATTGGTATACTTGGACTATAGATCTAAACAATAAGAAAGATTTAGATCAACTTGATGAAATGGATATTAACATGGAAATCATCGATACTTTAGTTCAAGGTCTAACACCGAATGCTAAAGAGACTTGGGAGGATGTTTTGGAATCTAAAAACAATTCAATTACTGTCATTAGAGAAGCTAATAACGAGGAATTAGCTGAAGCCGATCATTACTTTCTATTTCATGACCCGGACATGTTAGTTAAGCCAATAGATAAGGGATGGATAGTTAAGTGTCAGGGAAATGAATACAGAATATTTCCTAATTATGTTAGACATATGCAACCCTACCTAGATGATCAGGCTTTTGTTATGTTTACCCATCATGGTCGTTGGATTAACTATTCTACCGATCGAGTACCAACGAACATCTTAAAGAACTCCGATCTAAAACAAGCTATTAGACATTTTGAACTAACCCAAGGACTTAAAGGTAAGGCTAAAGACACCTGGGAGGATATACTATCATGAACTTTAAAGTAATAAAAGAATTTCCTCTCTCCATCTACATAACTGATTATTATCTCAGAGACGAGAATGAATATGATTGGATTTTTAGACTAACAAAGACAAAGTCCGGTAACTTAAGAGAGTTTAAGAAATATCCTAAGAACTGGAAAGGCTTAATGACATCTAACTCGATGGCTAATCTAACTCGAAAGAGTCATCTATATGAACTAGCTATGAAAGCTATTGAACATTGGAAGCTTATTCAAGGGCTTACCGATAGTGCTAAAGATACTTGGGAGGATATATTATCATGAGTGATGTTTATAAAGTTGTATACGTAGAAGAGGAGAATGAAAAACATCCTGGACTTACTATCTATACTATAGAACGAAAGGATGAACACGGATTTATTTTTACCTTTATAGTTAAGATGTGGGATAATGGAATGTTTACTCTAAAATCACATAATGATAAGCCAATAGGTTACAATACGGAAACAAGAGATAAAGCTATAGAAGCTATCAATCATTATAGACTAATGTCCGGACTTAAAGGAGATGCTAAAGAGGCTTGGGAGGATATACTTTCATGAAAGATGATCCAGAGATGACGTATGTTATAAGAAAGGCTAATGATTTAGATATTGAGCACTTACTAGCCAATAGTAACTACTCACCGAAAGGTATTGAAATGATTACTAAGAATGGTGGTTGGATAGTTCAATATCATGAATCGCGTTACTTAGTTATACCTGACTACGATAAGACTGCAGATCCGGAGACTTATCTTTTATTTAAAATTAAAGATCACTACACATACACTGGTGTAGCTTATAAAGGTTCTGACATCTCTAATGCAGTTACAAAATGGGATTTAATAAACGGATTAAAAGGTAGTGCTAAAGATACCTGGGAAGACATTCTTTCTTAAATAATTAGTATGTCTTATACTCTTCATTTTACCTTCAAAAGCGCTGTTGATGACTTAGTAGGACGTAAGCACTTACCTGGTTATCGTTTATTAGATAGTGAAGGAGGTGTATGGGAGTTTGAACTTGAACAAGGAGCTTCTAGAAGATTTTTAGCCTTCATTAAAGTACCTAAAAAGTATAGGCATGCGTTAGGTCTACATACAGCTGTAGGATTTTTTAAAGAAGTTGAAAAGGAAGCTTTCAAAGCTATCGATCGTTATAATCTAACTAAAGGCTTAAAGGGTTCTGCTAAAGAGACGTGGGGAGATATATTAGAATTTAAACAATACTTCGAAGAAACTCATCGTATAGATCCTAAAATGCTTGAAATTGAAGATGTAACCGATCAGGATCTATTCGGAGACGATATAGTTCAAGCCTGGGCTATTACACAACACTTTAGTAACGGTGAAGTGCAGTACTATCTTACTGTAGATGATGAAGGCAATTACTTCTTATGTGATATGGAAGGAGATGAAGCTTCTCCTTACTACACCGAGCCTTTTATAAAAGCAGTTAAGAACTGGGAAGTTAAAAAAGGTTTAAAAGGAGATGCTAAAGATACTTGGGAAAATATCTTAGAGTCTGTAGATTTATCTGATATCACAATTAAAGATATTAAGTTTTACACCCGAGGCAATATTACTAGTGATAACACTTATTGGAAGCGATTTTATTTTACTTTAAATGGTAAGAACTACAGAATAGAGTTTCGAGCATTTAAAGATGGTACGCCATTTTATTTTAGATGGGAAAATCCTACACCAATTACTCCTTATAAGGTTAATAGTTTTTTTGAATCGATTGATGGATCTTGGAGTTCCTGGAAAAAAGTAGATAAACAAACCTACAAACTTGATCAGTTTATTATAACTGAACTATTAAAGAAAGAAAGATCTTATGAGATTAAAAAAGGACTTAAAGGTTCAGCTGAAGAAACTTGGGGTGATATCTTAGAATCTAAAGAATATGAAAAGGAAGCTACAAGAATGGCTCCAGAAAACGTTAGTATAAAAGTTTTAGGTGTTAATCATGAAGAACCAGAGCAAGGATACGATGTGTATGATCTTTTACTAAACGGACAAAAAGCTCAGTTTGTATTTTATCCTAACGATAAGGAGAAGAGCTTCTTACACGAATATCCAGATTGGATGTGTAATAAGATATCAAGTACTGAAGATGAACACGGTAATGATATAGTAAACGCTGAAGAATGGGAGATAGATGATTACTGGGTAAGAAGAGGTCCAGTACGCGACACGTTAAACAAAAGAATAGTAAATGCTATAGTAACTCATGGCTTAAAGGGAAGTGCTAAAGAAACGTGGGGAGATATATTAGAATCTAAAGCAAATGATACAACTATAAAGGTCCTAAAGGGTCCCTATGGTCATATATGGCGTAATCAGTATGATATTAAAGAGCATGCTGATGAGTGTTATGATATAGAGATGTGGGGTTGTAACATTATTTGGGCTCAAGATCAACGTTGGATAGTACCGGAAAAGGATTATCGAGAATGGAGTAGAAACTTTGTTGAATATAAATCTCTTAACGATAGACAACCTAACGTCGCTGAATTGATTGAAAAAGCTATCAAATCTTATAACGTTAAAAAAGGATTAAAAGATGGTGCCAAGGAAACTTGGTCAGACATTCTAGAGTTCAAGGATTACTTTCAGGGATAATCTGCTTGCCAGTTCCTTCCTATGCATGCACAATGATTGCATGAAAAATAAGAAGTGGCTCATTGAGCTCAAAGATATCAAGAGGAGGCAACCTTTTGCTCCTCCAACCAGGAAGATTCAATCCAAAAAAATCTACAAGCGGTCAGAGAATAGACTTGCTAGTTCCTTCTGAACCCTTTATACTAATAGTATGAAAATTAATAAAGAAGAGTTCATCAAGTCCTACAACGCAACTGGTAAAGGTACTTCGAACAAGATTCCTTGTACGAAATGCCAGACAGAAATTACAGCGTTCGGATCTAACCTTGAAGGAAAGATTAAGAAGGCTGGTAGTCTTGAGATCCTTCTTGATACCTTTACTTGCCGTTCTTGTAAGAGTCAGGGCAAAGTCAAAACAGTTAAGGTGACTGTTAAGCGAGAGAAAAAAGTCGAAGAAGAAGTCGTTTACGACATTCCTAAGATGAAGATCTCAGAGAAACGCGATGTTTATCTTAAAGATGCTCCAGATATTATGGAGAGTATCTCCGGTAATGGGACGTGCCTTTCACCGAATTACTACCTGGATCATGCCAAAAACTGTAAGGGTTGTGCCTTCTATAGTCACTGTCAGTGTGCCCTGAAAGCAGCCTAAGAGAGAAAAACATATGAAAGTAAAGAAAGGAATGACTATTCAAACACCAAACGGAGTATATGTTGTACGACATATTAACCGAATGATTACACCAGCCCTTATTATGCTCACGGAGAAGTATAAGAAGAAGCTTGGTCGTCGAATGTACGTGAGAGAGAATCTATTTGAATTTGTCAACGATTAATATGACTCTCAATACCCTTCTTATAAAGCTACAACATATTAAGCAGACTAAGGAGGGAGCTGTAGGAGGGGCAGTAAAGATTGTTGACCAGCAAGGCAACGAATACACTATTAAGGATGTAGAGTGGAAAGAAGATGTAAAGGTTACTATAATTAAACTTAATGAATAGACCGGTTGCAACTTTCGACTTTGATGATTGTCTATTCGAAGATCCTTCCTATCAAGTAGGAGCTCTTTGGGCAGCTTCTGGTACAACATCTGAACCTATTAAAAGAGTTCATGACTTTGTTCGACAGAAGCACGAAGAAGGTTATGACATTCATGTTGTAACAGCCAGAGAACAACGACATGTATCTGAATGTTGGGACCTGATTAAGCTTTATAACCTACCAATTAAATCTGTAGTAGCTACAGCTGGGAAGAATAAGACTCCTTTTCTTTTAGAGCTAAAGAGCACTCTTCATGTTGATGATAATGTACAGGTATGTGTCCTAGCCCAGCAAGCTGGTATTAAAGTTCTACTTGTAGATTGGAAGCAGGAAGATACCAATTCTACAGCAGACTATTTTGATAGGATTTAGCTTGCTAGTTCCAATTATATACTACACTATTAAACTATGAAGGATATATTTTATAAACCTGTAAAGGTTAGCTCGACAGATCACGATGTTCTGTTCTGGGGATGTATGCACTATGGACATGACCCTAAATGGGATGTTCCTATTTGGAAGACTCGAGGCTACGATAGCTCTATCGAGCACGACGAGGGTCTAATTCAGAACTGGAATTCAAAAGCTAATTCTAAGACAACTGGCTTCCTTCTAGGTGATACTCTGTTTGGTTATATGGGTGACGAGCGTATGCTTAAGCTTTTTAACCGGCTGTCCTTTAAGGAGCTTTATATTCTCCCAGGTAATCATCATGCTGGTTACAAGCAGCTTATTGATACACTACCACCTGATAACGTTCTCGTTATTAACTCTGAAAAGAAGGTACATTTTGTTCCAAACTATCTTGAGGTTGTAGTAAATGGACAGGCTATTGTATGTTCGCATTTCCCAATTCTATCGTGGAACGCTCAAGCAAAAGGTGCTTATCATCTCTTTGCACATGTTCATGGTAATCTTGGGAGATCTGAGCTTGGAAGACTGTATCTGAGCACTGGATTGAACCATGAGGTTTCTGTAGAGGTTAACCCTTTTCCATTGACCTTTGGTGAGATTCGAGCTATCATGAGGGCAAAGAAGCAAACAGTTCCAGATCACCATGCATAAGAAACCAACACTAAAACAAAAAGTTGCCCAGTATGAAGCATTTCTGCACAAGATCAATATGGCTGTTTGTTGTATGGACAATCTAGCTATTCAAGAGCTTGTGCAGAATGCTGATGCTTGGTCCTATGCTGCAAGGATTTCAAATGGACAATGGACAGAGGGTAAGCAAGAGGAGTATATTAACATTAAGTTTAATAAACTTCTAGATACACCTAAAGCTGATAAGGCTAGAGAGGAATTAAGACAGAAAAGGGCTAATCAATCAGGTTAGCTCTTTTTTTCTTTTTAGTCTACCTCTTACCCAGCCTGGTCCTGGGCATTCGTGAGCCATTGTAGCTTTTACACCATTATTCCAATGATAAGTTCCTTTCGCTTGACCATGTTTAGTTTTCCATCTCTCTAAATGAGATCTTAGTCTACCTCTTTTATACCCATTAGGAATACCTTCTTTTGGATCTATCATATATTCTATTTTATCATTATAAATCCAAATTTTACCTCTCTGTTTTTCAGTTCCTTTCTTGAATCCGTTATTATTAAAATATAATCTACCTCTTTTATAGGAATTGTCTGGAGGTTCTTTTTGAAAACACTGTCTTATACCATTGTTCCACCACCTGTTTTGTTTTAATTTCTCTCTTCTGAATTCTAACTCTTTTTTTGTTTTTCTTTTATATCTCGAACTTGCTCTGTCTAATTTAAAGTTACCATTGTTTCCATTATGCATGTTTAGCCAATCAATTCTATTTGCAGCATTGAGTCTTTGTAAGACTTGTAGTTCCCACATTCCTGCATCATCTTTATTTGTAAATGTTTTTCTTATCTCAATAATGTCTGGGTCACCGTGTTGCTTTCTAAAATCCTTTACACTTTTTGATGATGTAAAATATATTGTCCATAAATCATATGGATGACAGGCTCTAGAGTATCTTACTCCATAATAGTGAACATTTAATTTAGACCAACAAATATGATATGTGTACGGTGTATTAAGAGTGAGTGTTGGTGCTAAACTTCTACCAACTTTCTTTTTAAAACAATAGTTTTCTTGTATAATAGCTTGCATAGACATAAATATTTATGCTCCAAGGTCAAAAAAAAACTTGCATAGACACCAAGTTGATCTTGGAGTTTTTTCTTGACTCAATTTGACATTTCCTGTATATTCGACACATGAAATACAAACTTAATCAGTATCCAAACGAAGAGAACATCTACGTTGTTACTACAGACAATCAATACGATCTTGCTATGCTCTTCTTTAGAGCTCAAGAGTATTATGAGTCTCCCTTTAAGCAGATTAAGGGCAAAGAGTTTACTATTCTGAAAGCTATGGAGCTCTATTCAAAGAAGTTTGGAGATGGAGCCTTTACATATGCTGCTGATTGGGCAGGGTTCAATATACCAGGTAAAGTTCTAGACACTCTTTATGGCCCAGGTCGTAAATATAGTATTGAAGACTTCAATGAGTATGATTATGAGATGGAAGAGATTCTTAACAAGATAGAGTCTAAAGAGTTCTATCTTATTGGAGCTGTTAAGAAGGACGTCGCTACTATTGAGCATGAACTTAGTCATGCTAAGTACGCCCTCGATAAAAACTATAAGAAGAAGGTTCAAGAGATTCTAAAGAAGCTTCCAGAGAAGATTAAAAAGAAGATTGAGGACTACCTACTGTCAATAGGGTATTGTAAGAAGGTACTTGAAGACGAGCTTCAAGCCTATATTGCTAACGATTTTCATTACCTTGTCGAGAATATCAAATTTACAAAGGCTGAAGATAAGAAGCTCTGGGAAATTCATTGCTCTTTTTAAGCTTGCGTTTCCTTTCAAAACCAACCATAATAATACCTATGAAACTTAAAACCGTCGCATTAACCCTACTACTAGCTCTTACCTTTACTCCAGCTTCTAAGGCTTGGGTAGCTTATGGTGGAGGCTATCGAGGAGGCTATGGCTGTTATGGAGGAGGCTATCGAGGAGGCTATGGTTACGGAGGAGGGTATGGGTATGGAGGATACGGATGCGGAGCTTATCCTTGGATTGCCCTTGGCATTGGAGCAGCTGCAGCCCTAGCTCCTATCTTCGCTCCTCCAGTTTATGTAACACCTCCTGCTCCTATCTACGTTCAACCGGCTCCAGTCATCAACAATTATTACAGTCGCTAGAATAAGCTTGCGTTTCCTTTCTGAATCTTCTATACTGATAGTATGAAAATTAACGAATCGGATATTGCAGCAGAGTTTGAAGCCCTACGAGAAGAGATTAATGAACTGCGTCAGCACGTTCTGTCTCTAACCGAAGTTGTTCAAGGTATTAACGGTGTCTTGCACGATCTTAACAAGCAGGTAATCATTAACAACAAATACTAAATAGGTTTTTTGTATCGATGTCTAACACCATTATATAAAGAGTTTTTAGAAATATTTTCACTACTCCACATAGGTCGTAAATTACTGT